TGACGAAACAATTAAATGTGTGTTACAATTAGAGTACATTAAAAGAAGGGAATGAGCAACATGGGTAAATTAATTGATATATCAGGTCAGAAATTTGGGAGGCTTACATGTATTGAAATGTGTGGAAGAAAAAACGGTCATGTTCAATGGAAATTTGCATGTGATTGTGGTAATGTTTTAATCGCAAGAGGAATTGATGTTAGACAAGGTAAAACAACGAGTTGTGGTTGTCGTTCAAAAGAAGTGACTTCTAAAATCACAAAAGGAAAATCTCCTAAAGTTAGAAAAGAAGAAAAGATAAAAAGATTAAAAACAAAAGCCTAAAATCAAGTTCAAAACCTTAAAGATAAAAATACTAAAAGACATAGCAAATGATAAATCAGGAAGATAACTAAAAGATTAAGTTCAAACATTCTAAAAGATAAAGAACAAAAACTTATAGTAATGAAACCGTTAGTCGTTGTAAAGTCTAGAGGAGAGAAATGAAGTTGGCAAGAAAACCAAAGAAGAAACAACCTAAATTCACGATAAGTGAAAAGGATTTAAATGAGTTTAACAGATTACAAAAGAATGCAAAAAATATGATTCGTTCTAGAAAGAAAAAGTATAACGTTGATATTTCTGGTGATATTGATTTGCGTACAAGCATTACGTCATTTAAAACACGTAAAGAATATAATGCTTGGAAAGAAAGTATGAATAAGTTACGTTATAGAGCGGATTTGCAGATTCGTAAAGTTGGAGACACAGTAGCAAGTGTAAAACAGATTAACCAAGCAAACAAAGAAGTCAATGTTATGAAGCGCAAACTCGAAAAAGTTGGTGATGAGTATCAAAATAAATATAAAGTAAAGTTTACTGAAAAACAGTTAAAAGAAATGACATTGCAAACGAATGTAGCACGAGATATGGAAATAAGAAGACAAGAATATCTTGAAAGTATTCCCCGTTTTGATAAGAAGGGAAGACAAATAAAAGATGTTCGTAAAGATAAAACTGGTGGAACTGTTATTGTTAGAGATAAGTTTGACCCTACTGTTTTAGATAATAATCAACGTGTTAAAATTAGAGAATATAATTTAAGACATGTGAGTGACCCGCAGAGATATAAACAAAGGGAAGGACAATTGAAACAGAACGCAATGGAAAAGATGTTGCAATCATTTGGGGATGATGCAAATGACGTGTTAGCTTATTTTAATAAAATGAGTGATGCTGAATTTAACAATTTCTATTTTATGTTTATGGATTCTAGTATGAACTTTAATGAGTATGATTCCGACCAATATTTGGGGCAATCAAAAGATACTGATGACCAATTAACAGGGGTTATTGAAGCGATACGAACAGACATACAAAGATATGATAAAAACAGGGACAAATATAAATTGCTTGAAAAGTATTGAAAGGGTGAACGATAGCATATGGTTAAAAAGAAAAGAGAAAGAAAAAAGATAAAAACATATGCGTGCGATTTTGAAACAAACACAGAAGCTTGGCTTCACGAGGATAAATTGAAAGATGAATTAAAAACAAAAGAAGAAAACCCTGAATTATGGAGAAAAAGGGAAGCGTGGAAAACTCATACAAATGGTGATAAAGCTTTTGTGTGGTCTTGGGGTGGTACTGAAATACGTGAAGATATGAATTTTAAAGGGGAACTAGATAATTTTATTGTTGGTAAGTCTATTCGAGAATTTGTTGATTGGGCTTTAGATGGAAGTAAAAATATTTGGTTCCACAATTTAAAATTCGATGGGTCGTTTATTGCTGTTGAGTTACTGAGAAGAGGTTACACATTTACATTTGATAGGAATCCCGCTATTGGTGAATTCACAGGTTTAATTGATGGAAAGAAAATGTGGTTCGAATTGATTGTTTGTGTAGAGGGAAAACGTGGTGGAAGACATTTTATCACGATTAAAGACTCGTTAAAGAAAGTTCCTTTTGGTTTACGTGTGGCAGCTATGGCATTTGGACTTGATGTGTTTAAAGATGATATGGACTATGATATTATTCGTGAACCTTTTGAGCCGATTAATGAAGTTGATTTTAAGTATCTGAAAAAAGATGTTGAAATTACCGCAAAAATTATTCACTATCAGGTATTCCAAAGTGGTTTGAAAAAAACTACAATTGGTTCGGATGCTTTGAATGAGTTTAAAAACACGGTTGGTGGAGATAAAGGTTTTAAAGATATATTTCCTGTGTTAGATTATGACACAGATAGTTTTATTCGTAAATCATATTTTGGTGGGGTCACACAGGTAAAACCAGGAAGAGAAGGGGAATTGATTGGAGAGGGTTGTGTTTTTGATATCAATTCAATGTATCCTTATGTACAGTATTATAAAATGTTACCTTATGGAATGCCAGTCCCGTATTTAGGTGAATATCAGGAAGATGATGAGTACCCACTTTATATACAGAAAGTTAGTTTCTCGTTTTACTTGAAAGATAATATGTTACCTACGATTCAGTTAAAGAAACAAAACGTTGAGTTTAATTACAATGAAGCTGATGATGTTAGAAAGTTCAACGGTAGAGAGTTTCAGAAAACAAGCTACGGAGAAATTGTTACGATGTATGTAACGAATGTTCAGTGGGATCAGATAAAAAAACATTATTGGTTGGATGATTTAGTATATCATGAAGGGTTTATGTTTAAAGGTAAGATTGGGATATTTAAAGAACATATT